CCTGGCTGACCAATGCTGGTATTTGCTATTTTTTCATTTAATGTTAGTGAGGTATCATTGGTTCTAGCATTAACGCGAGAGATCTGATAGATGCTTGGATTGTTAGGATTCCAAATCTTAACAATATCACCCACTGAGATTTGAGTATTAAACAATGTACCAGCACCAGTTACCGAGGCACTTCCATTAGCAGTGGTAACATAACCTGTTAAAGTGTTGCTTAATGGAGCATTAGGCATACCCCAACTTAGCTGAATATAATTGTTAGACTGCGAAGTGCTGATCTGATTAGTATTGCCGCTTTGAACAGGAGCTAGTTTAGTCCACTGTTTGACATCAAAGGTGTCAGAGTCATGGGAGTTATAAATCTTAGCATAAGCTTCAACCTTAGTTCCTGCAGGAATATAAGCGATACTCTGAACTAGAAGATCCTGAGCAGCATAGGTAGGATCAAAGGTAATTACAGTGCTAATATGTCTAGCATAAGCATCACCCTGACCAGTTATCTCCTCATCAGTGTCAGTATTATTAATAGTATAAAGTGAAGCAAATAAGTCTAGCTTTTCAGAATAAAGGAATGGGCTGCTATAAGAATTATTAGCTTGATCTAGTTCAACTCTGAATACTGCAGATTTATTATTTGAACTATAGAGGTAAGATGGGCTTTGCACAACTTCGTTCGAGCGCGAAAGGATCTGTGCGCTGTAACCAGCTACCTGATTATCTTTATAATTCACAGCTGTATTGAAAGCTGCGGTGTCAACAACAAAGGCACTTCCATTAGAAGCAGCAAAATCATAAGTGATTATAGCATTTGAACCATTAGGTAGATTGACACCAAGTTGTGGCTGGAATGTATTCACTGGGAAGTTGACTAAGCTTACATAGGCATTAGCACCGGTGGTTTCACCAGCAACTAGTGTTTGAGCATATACGTTAGTAGCTACTGTGGTTGATCCCGTAAATATAGAAGATACGTTTACGGTGTTAGTGCCAATAGCAGTAATAGTAGTTCCAGAAGCGATACCAGCAATATTAGCAGTAACAGGCTGACCAACGAAAAGATTGCTTACGCTTGACACACTTGTATATTGATTGCTACTAGCAGTAAGTGTGGCAGTAAACAACGTGCTATTTGAGAACCTATATGTAGAACCACTAGCATTTGAATCTGTTAGGATTAGAACATTAGCTGAAGAGTCATTGTGATAAACTGTCGCAGCTGGGGCTTTAAAGAACTTGCATGAACTATTGGTAAAACTTGCAGCTTCATCTAAGACTAATGTTGTGTTATTAGCTACCGTAGCAATGTGCCCAGCATAAAGAGTAGTGTTATTGGAATAAGCTATGATGTACTGACCAGAAGTAAATTGGCTACTGAATACAGTGCTTGTACCTGTTACTGTATTACTACCAGCAGTAAAGGATACTGTTTGAGCAGACACGTTAGAATAAACAGGGAATACCAATTCACCACCTAAGAAGTTAAGCTTCTGATTGTTGGTGATTAAAAATTCGAACCCATCATTAACAACTTCAATAGTTGTATTATTGGCGCTAAACTTAGCAACCCTCACATCATACTTTAACTGTGCGTTTGTTACTGGTGTTAGATTACCACCATTACCATAGTCATATAACTGACCTTGGATACCACCACTAAAACCACCAAATGGACTATTTGTGGTTCCAACTAAAACGTTTCCTGTTTGAGCATACCAAAGAGTATAAGCTGGATCATCCGCCGAGAAGTCAATAGAATAAACTTTTCCAGTATCTAACTGAATTGGGTGAGAAAAAGTAAAGGTTGTTGCTGTAGCAGCAGTAGTGCTAGCAGTTATGTCAGAATAAGCTTTATTTACTAGAGAATATGGATATGTCTTAGCATAAACTGGATATCCTGTCGAACCAGTATCTGAAATAGAAATACTTGCAGTAGGGTTTGTTATGCCAGAAATATTATTAGTGGCATCAGGCTTTGTTGCAAAATATAAATCAACACTGGTCAAATAGACAATAGTTGACCCTCCAACTGCGTTGGGATCGACATAAAATGTTTGTGACTTGATAATCATTATGAGCCTTTAATATTAATTTGTATCGAACGGATTAATAATGTCACCATTATCGTATTGATTTGTTCCATTAAAAAATTGTTGTTGAACTGGTGTCGGTGTTTGCTGCGAATAGAAAACAATCATTACTTTTGCGGTAGATGTTCCATCAGAATTACTTAACGTTCCCACTTTATCTCCAGTTAAACTATTTATGATTGACTGGGCAGAGGCTACAGTAGAAGCAGCTCCCCCAAGAATACCAGCTGATGCGCTAATATATTGATTGTTGGGAGCAGTTGTTGTAATATCATTAGTATAATAATATGTGAACTTTAACTGTCCACCAGCATCTGTTGTTAATGGTGCACCAACAATACCGCCAAGTGGTTGGCAAAAAGCAGAAACATCAATGTTGTTAAAGGTAAAGGTGTGAACTGTATTTGGTTTTAATCCTGTTGCTGTTAAATCAAATGCCTGAGCAGCATTATAATAAACAAGTCTTTGGCTATTACCACGACTTACGAACTGAGTAACAATATTATCTGGAGTATTGTCATATCCCCACAAATTTTGTTTATTGTGTTTATGCCATTCAGTTAGCTGGCTTGCAGCAGTACCAATCTGCTGACCATTAACCTGTGCTACAGTTAAATTTGTTACTAGGGTAGTATAAGACATAGGTTTCCTCTATTAAACGGGAATAAAGTTGACAATTTCATTGGCACTTGGTAGATCATTCATGAGGTATCCATTAGAAGCAGATATCAAGGTGAACGAAGATGGTTCGCTCGTCAATGTTCCAAGGTAATTGGTTGGCGATTGGGGAATACCACATTCTGTAGAATTATATTCGATTACTGCAGTAGTGGTGCCGCCATTACCATCAGCATAAGTTCCATACTTATCAAGACCAACGCAGCTGGTTGAAATTAATGTTCCGGCGGGTATATTTGTTCCAGGTTCAACAGTAATGGTTTTAGTGGGTTTCAACCCAGTAGTTGCAATACCCTGAGTGATCAAAGAAGATTCATCATAAGGTAAAAGAACTGATTTGCCAGATACAGAGGCAGCAGTTATAGTATTAGCATTATTGAATGAGAACTCAATATTCATATTCTTCTTAGGTGGAACAATTTCATTGTTTACCCATGAAGCTGAATACTCAGGATTTGTCACATCACTATAAGTATTGCTTGTGAACGCATCAGAGAAGAAACCATACTTAAATCTATTAATAGCACCATTGATAGATGATGGGATACCTAGATTACTGACACTTCTTTCTAACTGACTTAATTGTGCGCCATATTCAAGAGAAGCAATTCTGTTCTCAAGAGTGGAAATTTGAGCCATGGTATAACCAGAAGGTTGAACCACTGAAACATTAGTATTAGCGTTTGTTGGTGTAGCAATAAGATGATCATTTAATCTCTTAGTTGTCATCCTCTGAACGCTTGCCATCTTAGTATCAATAATACGAGTGTAATTCAAATCCTTTTGACGTGGGATAGAAGGATAGGGTGGGATAACCAATACATTCAAGCTCAAATTATTGTCTGGAGTTGCAGGAGCAACCATACCTGTAGTTGCTGGAGTTCCTTCAATATCTTTAATTACTGCAGTCTTATCGATAACAACTCTATCAGCTCTACCCATATAATAGTTTAAGTGAGAAGAATAATGCTCGCCATCGATTGGGAACTGATAAGATGCTAGAGTGCCAAACTTAGCAGTTGCGCTTAATGCTGTAGGATTGATTGTTGATAAGGCAGTATTACCTGCAGTTTGCACTGCTGTATTAGCAACACTAGGACGGAAATCGACAGTATCGATTAGATCATAATAGTTCCCGCGAGGATCAAACATCTCAGGAATTTCTAAGGTGTTTACTGCGCTGCTAGAACCAGCAGTCACTACAGTATAAGGCTGAGTATCATCAACCGTATATGAAGACTTGGTGAATAATGCGCCGCCAGTACCAGTAAAGTGATCAAACTGAATAAGTAATGCATCGCCAGTTGAAAGGGTTAAGCTTGAATCATTTGTCTGATACAAATAACCATTATCATAGAAATCTGCATTTTGTCTATGGTCAATATAAAAGTCGTTTGTTACATCAGTCCAAGTTGTTGGAATAGTATCAGTATTAGCAACGTTGGCTGTTACCATAGTACCAGATGAAATAATAGCACTGTTAGAAGCCTTATACACCTTCTTCAATCTAAAGATGTCAGGATGACCTAGTGACCAAGGACCAACAGTATTAGCTGCATTATTTGATAAGCAAATAGCAACAGTAGTATCTCTACGAGGAGTTTTACCTGTTACAGTTTTATTTGTAGCAATAACTGGAGTAATGATAGTAGCATTGGCTGTAGCTGCTGAGTTGATAGCAGCACCAAGATTAATTTTTAATATTTTACCAGTAGAATCAACATTAGCTGAACCACTAGCAAGAGTGATTAGTGCATTTTGAGGATAGAATAGGAATGCACTTTGTGTAGCATTAGCAACTGCTATATTAGCATCAACTTGGAAAGCTGTAGAATTAATAATATTTGTAATTCTACGGATCGTGTCACCAGCAGCAGTTGTTGTGATTTTGAGATACTGACCAGGAATTAATGCTGCAGTTGTATTAGCACCAACAATATTATTACTTGCATAAGTTGTGGTTGTAATAACAGCAGCATTAGACTGAACATTAGAAGATTGGAATGTTAGAGTTAATTTAGCTAGATCAGCATCAGTCAATGTAGCATTAGCAGTATATGGGAAAGTGTTGCTTCCTGCTGTAGTTAGAGTAATTACACCAGTACCAGTGCTAATAGAAATGCCGTTATTAGTGCTAAACACACCGCCAGCTGTAAAGGTAGAGTTGGAGGTATTCTTAGTAGCAATTGCACCACCAGCAAACAATAGAGTTGACGTTGCAGCATTTTGAACTACAGCAACATTAGTTAGTGTTGCGGTATTAGATAACACTACGTCAGCGACAGCTGTTACAGTATTGCTATAATAAACGCTCTTAGTATCTGCAAAGTTATAACCAGCAGTCATATTAACATCGAACATATACAACTTGCTAGTATATGTTGGGCTTCCGGGAGTACCAGAATTTGGTACAGGAACTAGTGATCTAATTCTTGCTGTACCGATAGAAGTGCCTGCAGGTAAAGTATTACCTGTTGGATAATTTGTTGTATTAGAATAATAGGTTTTAGCAGTATCATAAAGAGTTACATAATCGCCTGTTGTAAAATTGAATACCCCACCGATTTCTTTTACATTAATATAATTGCCATAGCTGGTATTGATAGTAACATCGCTGTTGCTTACATCAGTACCCTGTCTTACGTTAGCATAGAAATTAGCATGAGTCTTTATCCGATAACCAGAAATATAAGCTTCACCGGGATCAACAATTAGAGTGAATACATTAGCTTGAGCAGCAGCGCCGCCAGATGCAGTATTGTTTGCCGCTGCTGCTTTGAACTGTACATCAAAAGGATCTAATACAAAGTCACCATTAGTTTCAGCTGTCCGCAATGCAATCATATCACCAATAACATTATACTGAGTTTGCTGATTTTGAAGATAAGGAGAACCAGCGGTAAAAGATGTAATTGGGAAGAATAGAGTATTACCAGCAGCTGCAGCAGTATTGACTACAACTAGATTTGGTGTCAACTTAAGTCTATCAGCACCAGGAGCCTGAGTATTAAACGTTCCTGTAGCATTGTCAAGTAGAGACTGGTCAATATTACTATTGATAATTGCTTCTGAGGTATCAAATCCTACTGTAACTGCATCAGGGGTATTTGCATATTTTCTAACAATAACAGTTTGCGGTAGAACATCAAGGAAATATCCCTTCTGATAAATCGTACCAGCAGAAACGCTGAAGGCATATCCCATACCAGTGGGAGGGCTGTTGTAATCAAGAATACTGGCGTTTGCAGATACTGACTGAGCATTATTAGCTACTGTTATTTGAGCTTTATAATTCTGAGCAGTTAATGCTGATATAGGATCAGCGATAATTGATGTAATAGTAGCTGCATTATTTGCAGTTTTAACTGTGGCGTATGGAGCGATAAAATACCCATTACCTGAAGAAGAAGTTATAACTGTGATAATTTTACCAACAGCATCTGTTACGGGAACCCCAGTCGCACCAGATCCGATAACAGAAGCAATAGTTGCTGTTGTAATTAATGTGCCATTACCATAGTTAATAGTAACACTGTTGCCAGAATTGAATGTCCAATTATTAGAAGTTGTTAATGAAGAATTTGCCATATCATTAGCAAAAGGACGAACCTTAACTAATAAAGTATTTGCAATAGCTGTAGCATTAACTTCTGTGATGACAGCACGAGCACCAGATACTGGATCATTTACTGTATTACCAGCAGTAAAGGCTGCGCTATTTCCTGAGATAGTTAAGGCAGACATAAACACTACTGAGTCTGTATTAGCTAAACCTAAACCAGTGCCACCAGTGGGAACATTTACCTGGAAAATAGAATTATTGGCATCAGTTAAGGTTAGTGAATCTGAGGGTGAGAAAGCAGTTTCTGCTCCGCTATTACCAGAGTTAATATAACGAACGAACAGGGTGTTTAGATCTGGAGCCTGAGAAACGAACCCAGAATTAGAGGATAAGATATAAGCCTTGAGGTTTGAAGTTGCTGCAGTAGCATACAATCCGACATAAGCTCCAACGTCGGCTGGTTGGCCGTCGTTCTGGACGTTTACAACTTTAACATAAGGATAATTTGGTAAATATTTAAAATTACAACCGCTTACAATAGTTCCTTTGGTGAAAATATTATCGCCAAACTTTTCGATCTGATTCTGGAATGTAGTTTGTAGAGTGTTAAGCTCTCTAACCTGAAGGGCAACACCTGGTTTGAAAAGAACCTGTTGATAGTTCTTTGTTGTATCAAAGTTATCAAAATATGGTGCTACAGATAAGTCGGTTTGAATAGGCATTATTATCCTCTAATTTAATAGGACAGAATTAATTTAACTGTTTCAGAAGTGGTATTAGATCTAGTCACAGCGTCGAAGTTTTCTAAGTACAGCACATCACCGCTTTCAGGTATTAAATCCGGTTCGTTCTTTGTATTTATAGTAAAAATAGCATCGCTTGCTAGTCCAGTAAGAGTGTTGGCAGAGTTAATCCGACCGAGTTTAGAGGTTAGATAAACCGTGGTTCCATTTACATTGTTAGAATGGAACCGAGCAGAAGAGTCATATCCTAGAGTAATTTCAGCTTGAGTTAATGATGTGTTAGTTAGAGGAGTATTGGCACCCTGATAAACAATTTCATTTGAAGTGAATGGAATACCGGTATAATATCCATTATATCGATATAACTGCTGGAAGGTTCCAAACCCCTTAGTAATATCACTAATCTTTATAGCTGTGATCTGAGCATTAGCTGCAGAGCTACCACCGATGATAGTTCCTACTGTAGAGCTGGTTGATGTAACCCAACCTGGAGTTGCATTTGTTACTTCTAATGGAGAGATGCTGGTAACTACTGCACTTGCAACATTACTTCCAATAGTCTGAGTAACAGTTTCTCCTGCAAGAAACACACCATTAACGCCTGTTGTGGTAAATGCTACATTGGCAAATAATGGATTAGCAATCAAACCTACAGTCTGAATATAATTCACCACTGGAATAGTGTTACTCTCATTATTGGCAAAGTTTACGTTAACACCAACATGAGAAGAATATAACTCTGCTGCTACATTCGCGCCATGACCACCCTTCGGTCCGATGATAACTTTGAAGATAGCCTCTTCAGTAACATTTACCTGAGAAGAAACATTAACATATGCTCCGGCAGACATAACATTAACAGCACGATCTAATATCTCAACTCGATAAATGCTATTGCCTGTGTTAGCATTTACCAAGGCAATTGCTGCTACTCTATTGGCAGGAATATTGGCATCAGCAGCTCCATTTTCATCTATATAATCATCCCCAGCACCACGAACAACAATACCAGGAGAAATGGTATATGTTGATGTGCTATCGGGAATAGTGTCTAATTTAGTTCTCAATGTAATGAATGTGCCAGAATTATTAGAAACGTGGCCGGTGACTTCTTTATATTGACCAGAACCTGTTCCTTGAGTAATACGGAAAAAACAACCAGTATAAAAATCATTTCTTGTAGAAGCACCAGAATCTAAGGTTACTAATGGAGTATTGATGTTTGAAACACTAGTAGTGGTCAAGTTTCCTGCATAATAGTTATCATAACCCTTGCCTGTTGAACTTACAATAGTACCATTGGCATCTGCGGGAACAATAACATCAACTGCTCCTGCAACGGCATTACTTGTTACGTTAGAGTCAGGAACTACTGGGATATAAAGGTCTGTCGCGAATTTAGTATAAGTTGATAAAGGAAATCTATACATGTATTTCCACTGATAACCATCGGTAGTTTCATAATATATATCACTCGCTCCAGTATCACTAAACTGTGGCTGCGATGTGGATTCTATAGCATTATTATTGTTTAAACATTTCCAAACATAATAATATGAACCATCAAATGTCCAAACGAAAAACTGCTTAGTCGAAAGGTTATTATCCCTATCATCATACATGTCGTATACTGTGCCAGAAATCCATTGATAAGAATTAACCATCAAAGAAACATCTGTGGTCTGGATCTTTTTACCAAAAATCATATTATTATATGCATCGAATTGAACAATGCCAGGATTATCATAAAGTGCAGGAACAGTTCCGCCAGTCCAAGGATTACTTGATCCAGCAAAAGCATAATAGAAAGATGTGCCGACAGAATTAACAAAATTCTGGGCATTCATCAATCTATAGTTATTTGTGACTAGTTGTGTCGTTGTCATGCTTGTATCGGTCCATTGCCTGAATTACTAATGTCTAGTGCGGTTTCAATAGTAGACTTCTTTATAACTTTACCATATAGAGCTGTACCCGCAGTATGGACAACAGCCTTAACCATATCATAGTATTTACTTACATCGATAGACGAGTTAATTTCATATGAGAAAGTTTGGTAATAATTACCATCCTGTATATATTTATCATCACTTAAAAAGCCTCTGGTGGAGGAATAAAACCCAGAACCCGCACCTTTAGCTCCAACAGCTGATCTAACAGAACCTACATGTTGTGAATTTGATGTTGACGTAAACTGTAGAATTTCTCCATCAACATAACCATATCCAGAAGTTATAACAGATAGAGCTGAAGCTGTACCGTTAGCAGTAACCACATTGGCAGAAACATTGGCATTATCACCAGCATATCCTGATGTAGTATCTATGGTTACAATACTAGCATTAGAAGTTGCGCCGCTAGATCCTCCTACAATAGAATCTCCTGTGGCATCAAAATCTTGAAGAGACCATCGACGAACAGATAACTGAGAGCTGTTTGCTACTTTAACCTTTCCGATTGCAGTAGCATATATCGAACCATGAACATTAGCTATAGCAGAAGTAGAGCCAGAAGTTAATCCATAAACATTAGCGGTATTAGTCCAAGTAGAACTTGTGGTGTTTACGAAATTAATAACTGTGTTTGTAGGTAGCCCTACAATAATACCTGTGTTTTTAAGAATAGAAACAGTAGACTGACCATTAGAAGTAGCAGTATTTGTGTTTAAATAAAGTGCAGTGCTATTGACAACATTGTTAATAACTCTAATACTATTAACACCACCTGTTTTAATAACTAGTTTTTGGTCAGCTGTAAAAGTTGATGTAAAATTAGGAGCACCAGTATTAGCTCTTAATAAATTACTTTGAGTATTAGCAACATACGTTCCTGTTGGAGTACTGTTGATTTGATACACATATTCATTAACTGCGAAAGCTGCTGATGGAGCTGTTAGATTAAGCTGCTGTGCTGATGTAGTTGTAACATTTTGCGTTATCTCTTCACCGACAATATAAGGTTTGGTAACATTTATAATGTCGATGATATGGTCTTGTTTCTTTTGTGTTGCAATACCCTGCTGATAAATTTCTACGAAAGGAGCAGTATCATAGTCAATACCACCACCAGTTTTGATGATGTTTTGAATTTCGCCTATTTCTAGAATCTGTAAATTTAAAATATCAACTAATTGTCCCGTCGAAACATTACAAAAAGGATAATTTGGGAACCCATAAGCAGTAGAG